ACACTTATTTTTAAGCCTAAGGGTAGTTTGCCTAAAAATACTCATTGTTAACAGTGTGTCTACCTCACACACACAGCACCCACATACATCCTCAGACACCGAGTCCATTTCTATTGCCAAGCCCAGCTCAAACATGCACTCCTGGCCAAGTATGCCCTATTTTACCCCCTGGTCACGTTTTGAGCTGTAGCCTCTACAGCATCATCGACTTGCTTGATTAGTGCGGCCATACTCTGCCACACAGTAACTCTTTTAGCATATGAGGGCCTAGAACACCGTAACCGTTCCAGTACCTGGCAAGCGTTGTTGAGTACCTTTTTGTTTGCAGCTACCAGGCATGTTACAATCAGTGCCCCACTGAGGGCTAGACCGGTTGATGACACTACGCCGCCAGCTTGGCCCGACAATACGTCCTGTAGATCAGAGATCGTACCACGGTCTGTCGGTGGCACTGTGCCACGTAGCCTGACACTTCCACTGACCCCAGTCCAGGCCCCACTTTCATCGAGTGGTGCGCTGCCGCGGCATGAACCACCGACTCCATAGCCACCGTCCCTTCGACTAAGGCGCCTCAGCTTTGCCAGATCGTCGCTGAGGTGTTCTGTAAGCCTACGCCCCAGCCACGCTTTAGTATACAGCTCTAGTATCTGCTTATGGAACTCCGTATCGAGCCCCTCTACTTTCCTGGTCATCCAGTTACTCAACAGGGCTATCCGGTCTTTCCTGCAGTGCTTGCCGAGCCAACGCCCAGCGTTTGCCAACTCCATGATATAGCCAGTAGCTGACTGCGACCAGTCTATCAATTCACTGGCCAACTGTATATTGTTACATGCCCCAGCTACCCATGAGATCACAAATTTGGGTGCACCCAGCTTCATTATTTCAGACCAGATTTCCTCCTCATCAGCACCAACTATCTTGGGCTCCTTCTTACCTGACTCCTCTGACAGGACCACGTTCTTATTGAGGCACACCCCCGCCCAGCCGGTGACTGTAACTTGTTGGACTGCATCAGCTGTCCTATTACTCCATTCCAACCCGCTGGCACCCTCACTGCTAGGTCTTGACACCATCTGAGCTACCATATGACTTAACTTGTCGTCTGGCTCACATGACTCATTGAGTATACTGCTGACAAATGTCAGCCACTCGTCCTTGATTCGTCCAAGTCGGTACCAGTTCGATATGATCTGCCGCATCATGATACTAACTGATACTTGCCACCCCTTCTCGCCCGACCAATCCTCGGCCGCATAGCAACCTAGGGCATATGCTATTAAGTCCTTACGCTTTAGCACACCCAAGCCGTCAATCGCATCTGGCACACACCGAACTTCATCGCTCTTCCCCTTCTTGAGCAGCCTCCGCACAGTCTGTTCAGCTTGTGGGCTATAAGGCCTGGGTTGATACGCCAATCGATTCCATACGTCTCCAACTCCTCGCCTCAACTTCTCTCCTGGCCCTGTGTTAGGATAGCCAAACTGGTCTGTGGCTAGCCGCCGACGCAAGAGAGGTCGCGTGGTGCAGGATAGCATATGCATGCTCAAGACCAATTCTCTCTCCTCCAGCGTCAGGTACTCACCCATGTACAGGCCACTGCTAAGCACACCCGACCTGACCCTCTTCATCACAGCATCCCAACGACTGAGTCTGACTAAGTACAGGAATAAGGCTCTACCTTCTATGTTGTGCAACCTCCCGTACATCTTCCAATGGATAAGCAAGCTGGTCACGAACGCTTCTTGCTCTCCTTCGTGCGCCCTCAAAATCAGCTGTGCGTCACGATCATCACTTAGATCATATTTCTTAGAAATCCTTCCAAGAGTAAGCGGCCAATCCCCGACCGGCTCGTCTAAGTTCTCGATAGCACCAGACTCCACTATGTGTCCTGCAACTTGAGCCCAGTCATTCATGGTGAACCCGAACCCCCGGTAGCTGCGCAGTCCATGTGCATTGATTTGGTAGTCTATTACAGCACGGTCTACTTCCCCCCGTTCATAGCATTCAATAGCTAGGTCCATATCGCCATGCTCTCGACTACCAACCTTCCCAGGCAGATGCATCCCTTGGCCCAACTCCTTGGGGGCTCCCACCGGTAGCTGCAAGGCGTCACAAACCTGGTAGAGGATTTCGTGCATCTGGTCGTTACTTTGTACCATAATCACGTTGTTGAGGTCTGGGTCAGCATCTAAAACCGTCCTGCGACTAAGCCTGGCTGTTACCCGTTCATGCTCTTCTCTGTTGGCTATATTCCTCTCAAATGGACCCTCATCTAAGACTAGTCTAATCACATAGTCAACTCCACATGATTTTAGGAAGTGTATGGAACTTGATAGTAGTAGCGTTGGTCTCTGCGGGCTGAGTAGTTCCAGTGCACGGCGAGCTCTGTCGTTGATGGCTCTCAAGGCCTCATCATAACTTCTCCCCTCTCCTAGCTCTTCGTACACATCTTCAAAGAGCCTGGTCCTAGTCGTGTCTGGTACTAGTGCATCACTGTCTATCCATCCCTCCAGGCTAGCAAGATGACTCTTCCCGTGGCCCATTGGCATCAGGACCCCATACAGTTGTCCTGGGCTCAAAACTGTGGATACGGGCCCATCATACTCAGGGAGCACCAGTCTGGTTGGGTCCGTGCTCCTCTTCTTGACTTTCTTGTGTGAACGACGCATCTTGTCCGACTTTCGTTCCGCCTTAACCACCGACGACGGGTTCAGGCCACTCTGCTCATAATCATTGAGATACCGCTGACCCCTCTTGTGGCGTACCCTGACACCATTTCCCCCTTCGGTGAGGATGGTGTCCAACCTAGCTTGTATTATCCTGCTGAGGAATGACATGTTAAGCCTGCTCCACGTATAACGTAAGATGTAACAAGTATTATATATATCTGATTGTAATATGATGTCTACAGTATAAAATGTGCGTGAATCCTCCCTTGCTGACTACGGCCTGCCGTTTCGCTTGCTCCTCAGGCCAGCAAGAGATAAGGATTTCTGTTTTTTATCA